CGCCGCCGCGCCCTGCGCGACAGCGACCCGGCCGGCAGCTGCTGCGACACCGGACTCGGCCGCGAGCAGGGCGCCGTTCGCAGCGGTCAGGGCGACCTTTGCCTCGGTATAGGCGACGCCGGCGCCGGTCGCGACGAGGGTCGACCGCGCCTCGGCCGCAGCTGCGTTCGTCACGGCAAGGTGCGCCTTCGCCGCGACGAGGGCGGCGTCGGCCTTCTGAACCTCGGCAATGGCGATCGCCTGCAAGCCGGCGCGGAGTCCGAGGTTCGCCGATGCCTCGGTCAGGGCCCCGGCCGTCGCGGATGCGGCGGCGGACCGAGCGGCGGCGCCTTTGAGCGAATAGGCGACGGCGGCGGCCTTGGCCTCGGCGGCCGAGACGACCAGCCACCTGATCAGCATGCCGCCGGCGAGCAGCTGCGCGCCCATCACGACCTTGTCGAGGTTGTCGGCGAGGAAAATCACGCCGTTTGCGGCACCGGTGAAGGCCTCGCCGAGTGTCCGGCCGAGCTCGGCGGCGGTCTTCAAGCCGTCGGGGCTGTTCAGTTCCTCGTTCAGCGACTTGAGGCCGACGACCATTTCGGACAGGAAGGCGCCGCCGGCCGCCTGCTTCGCCCGGAACGTCGCGTTCGAGAACTCGGCGAGCTCGCGGCGGGCCCGGCCGAGGGGCGTATTCATCGCGGCCTCGAGCGTCGGGCCGAACTCGCGGCGCAGCTGCTCGGCGAACCTCGGCAGGAAGTCCTCGGATGCGAGCTTGCCGGCCGCAACCATCTTGTTGAACTCGGCGGTCGTGACGCCCATAGCCCGGGCGCCGATCTGCACCGCGCCCGGGATAGCTTCCGACAGCTGCTGCCGGATTTCTTCCATGCTGACCACGCCCTTCGACGCGATCTGCGTCAGGGCTTCCTGTCCGCGTTTCATCTGCTCGTTCGAGCGGTTCATCGCGACGCCGGCGGTAATCAGGCCTTCCCAAATGTCGCGGGTCGCCTGCCCCTGTAGGGCCGTGCCCTTCGTCGCCCCGGTCAGGCCGACGAAACCGGCGACCGAGTCCCTGACGACAAGCCCGAGCCGGCCGGCGGTGTCTTCGATATATTCGAGCTCGGCGTTCGCCTGCCGCGCGCCGCCCGTCGTCGCGGTCAGGGCGGACTCGAACCCGAACTGCGCGAAAGCCGCGTCCTGAAAGTCCTGCGTCATCTGCCGGACGCCGAGGACGGACAGGGCGACGGTCAGGGCGGTGACAGCGTTCCGGGCGCCATTGCCGCTGCGCTCGAACTTGTTCGCCGAGGCCGAGGCCCGGTCGAGGCCGGCGGCGGCCGTGCCGGCGGCCGGGGCGATCGCGCGCAGCTCCCGAGAGACGTTTCCGGCGCCTTGCGCGGCCGCCCGGGTCGAGTCGCGCAGCCGGTCCATGCCGGTTGCGGCCCGGGTCGCTTCCTGACCGATACCACTCGTCGGGGCGGTGAAGGCCCGGCGGACCTCGGCCGCGAAGGCCCGCGCGGCTTCCCGGGTCTTCTGTACGACCGCGCCGAAGCCTTCGACCGCGCCCGAGGCCCGCGCCGCACCGGATTCAACGCCGCTAGTCTCGGCGCCAATCCTGACGTTGATATCTTCGCCGGACATTACTGGATGACCCCCCCGGATCCCGCAAACATGTTCGCTAGTTCGTCAAGGTTCCCCGACGCTGCCGGCCCGGACGACTTATAGCCCTTGCCGAGACCGAAGTACCCGGCGACGGTAATGTACACCGGCGGGCCAAACGCGGCCCAGTGGTCTTGCATCGCGTGATATTGGACGAGCCCCCATCTGCGGCGGATGCGCCGCCAGCTGCCCCCTTCGCAGCCGGCGGCGACGAGTTCGGCGATCAGCCGGTCGAAGTTACCGTCGAAGCGTCCGCCGCCGCTTCCGTTTCCCCCGCCGGCTTCGGCTCCCCCGAGCCTGTCCTCATTCCCGACTCGCGCAGCAGTTCGAAAATCGGTTCGTGAACGAGCTGCATTTCGTCGGGCCGCAGCAGCTTGCGCAGCCGTTCTTTCGTCGGCGCCGGGGGCGGGGTCGGCGTGATCGGGGTCCCGAGTTCCTCGGCTTCGATCATCGTCAGCTCGCGTTCCTGATCGAGACCCTCGGCGACGACGTGCAGGATAGCGTCGATCGACTGGCCGAACATGACGCGGTTGTACTCGTCGACCTCGACCTGCCACGCGGCAAGGGCGGCCGTGTCATCGTCCGCCGGCCGTTCAGGCGGCGGGGCCTCGTTCATGATCTGCTGCAACGCGGGCCACGCGTTGTCCATCCAGTGGAAGTTCAGCGGTCTGATCTTTCGATCGACGCCGCCGATGCGGAATACTGCCATGCGGGACCCCCCTTAAAGCTAGGGCCGCCCCCCGGGATGGGAGGGCGGCCCCTTGGCTCGCGACGGCGAAGATAGCTTACGTCGAGGTCGAGATATACCCGATCTGGCCGGCGTCGTTCTGCTGCGCCGAGAAGGTCATTTCGGGAATCGAGAAGTCGTCCTGTTTGAACGGGGTCGACAGCTTGTCCGAAACGCAGGTGTACAGGCGCAGGGTGTAGTCCTTCGACTGGAAACGCTGCGACAGGATGACCCCGAACGTCGGAACCGTGCCCATGAGCTGATTGCTGATCGTCAGCTTCTGACCCGTGCCGGCGACGGTGTAGAGGTAGTTCAGCAGAACCGCCTTGCCCACGTCGGCGGCGGCGAAGGTGTACACGCCGACGGCCGAGACCTTGTACTGGCCCGTAATCGGCGTCGCGGCCGAACCGACCTGCACCATCTGATTGCCGGTCAGAACGTCGATCACGCCGAGGTCGAGCTCGAACGTCGCGCCGTTGACGGCGGTCAGCGTGAACGGGGTCGTCGGGACGACACCCGCCTCGTTCCGGGCCTGCTTCGAATGGCCGGCCGCGAGCGTCTGACCGAAGTACAGCGAGTTGTACGCCTTGAGGTCGATGTTCGCGAAACCGGCCTTGCACTCGATTTTCGACTTGCCCCGGGCGACGGCGAGCGCGAACGACTCCTGCCCGTGAAGCATTTTCATGTCGCCCGAGAAGTCGACCGAAACGTCCTGCAGCGCGCCGAACCGAAGCGGTGCGCCGGCGCTGTCGAGACCGAACAGCTGTCCGGAACCGAAGTTGTACTGAGTCATGGCTATGTGCCCCCCTTAGAAGCTGCTGCCGGTTACGATTGAGCGGGCGGCGCGAGTGCGCCGATCGCGGCCTTCAGTTCGGGAAGCCGATCGCGGACGAGGCTCCAGAACTCTTCGTTGCGAGACAGGGCCGTATTGTTGAAGCCGGCGAACCACTCGTCGACGACGACCTCGGCCGAGTTCTGCTCGGCGCCCGCCTCGGCCTCGGCCGGCGCGGGCGTCTCGGTCACCGGGCCCGGGCCTGCACCGTCGCCGGTCGGGGCGGGGTCCTCGGCGCCGGTCTCGGCGGTTGCGGCGTCGGCGCCGGGCGCGATCACTTCGTCGCCCGTGGCGTCGGGCTGATCGGCGCGGGGGGCGCGGCGGGGGGCGCGGGCGGTATCGGCGTCAGACATTTTCGTTCCCTCTAGGGCATGATGATTTTGATAGGCACGACGAGCAGGCCCTGATTGTCGAGGTCGCCCGGATCCTTGAAGATTTTCCCGTCTATCCGGGCCGAGTACGCCAAGCCGCCCAGTGTCAGCCTTGTATCATAATATCCGTCGTCTGCGACCGTCGGGCGCATGGCGTGCCGGACCGACCCGAGGATGCGGTTCGCGATGATCGTCGGCACGGCCGCAGGGTCGGCGCCGACGTTCCAATAGATGATCCATGTCGCGCCGAGGACGACCTTCCCCGAGGTCCCGGTCCGGGGGGTCTCGTCCTCGTCATGCTCGGCCTGAAACAGGGCCGGCTGCTGTTCGGGGGCCACGTCCGTGAACAGCTTCACGCGCCGCGAGCGGGTGACGAACTTCGACAGCTCGGGCGACCCCGGCGGGCCCCAGCTGATCGCCTCGGTCAGGGCGAACAGGGCCGCATATACCGGTTCGTAATCGACCACGCCGTCGGCGATCATTAGGCGGTCCCCCCGTTCAGCGCGAGCCGCGCGCCTTCAATCGCGGCCAGCTTGAGTTCGCGCATGATATCCGACGCCTGCTCTTTCAGCGAGGACGCCATGAACGACCGTTTCGGGATGCGCGAACCGGGGTGATTGACCTTTTTCGCGATCACCATTCCCTCGAACAGGCCCCAGCTCCCCATGCTCTTGAACATGCTGAACGCGAGGGCCTGCTTCGACCGGGGTTCGATGACGTGCGGCTTCGTCACGCCGCCGAGCTCATGGATTCGGGCGTACTTCACGTCGCCGGCAGACATGACCTTGCCGATGACCGAATGCGCGAAGGCCTCGACCTTCTGAAAAATCGACCGGCGCAGGTTGCCCGATCGGACGTTGAGGACCTCGCCCGACAGCTTCTGTTTGACCCGGGCCTCGAGCTTCAAGGTCAGGGCCGTGACCTTCGCCGTTATCACCGCCTGCACGACAGCCGGCAGGGCCTTCAAACGAAGGGCCACGACCTGCTCGCCGACTAGGGTCAGATTGATCAAACGAGCCTCTTGTACGGAATGAGGGCTTCACGGGCGGACTTCGTCAGGTCGGCCTTGTCGAAGACGACCGATTCCTGACCGCCGAGGTTCTTCGACGAGACGCCGATCGAATCGCGGGCCTTGAACTTTTGTCCGATTATCTGAATCACGGCGTCTTCGATCGCGCTCGGAACGAAGCTGTATCGGATCACGACCTCGTCGCCGCCGATATCCGAGGCGAAGGTATAGGTCCCTGTTTCGCTGACCTTGTACTCGCCGGACGCGGGCGCCCCGGTGCGGATGCGTTCGAGCGCGTCCCCGTCGTGCGTGACGCCGAGGTCCTCGAGCAGCTGGTTATACGGGACGACCTGCACCGTCGCGGCGTCGCCGACCGCCTCGGGCAGCTCGCGGGTCTCGGCCCGCTGATACCCGGCTTCGTACACGACCTCGACCGATTGGCGCTCGTTCGGCAGGCGGACGCCGTGGAACGACAGCAGCTGCTGCGCGCCGTTCGCGTTCTCGGCGTCCTGCAGCCGCCATCCGTTCACGCCGAGGCCGGTCGAGGGGCCCTGATCGCGGCCGTTGAAGCCGACCGACAGGACCTGCGTCACCGGGAACTGTTTCAGGACGAGCTGCGTCCCGCCCCATGCGTCGTACGTCTCGGTCACGGTGCGCAGGTTCAGCGACGGCCGGTTCAGGTGTTGCAGCACAATCTCGGACGCGGCGCTGATCAGACGGGCGAGCAGGCCGTCGGCGTGGCCGCTGTCCTCGGACCCCGGCGCCGGGATGCCGAGCCACGCCTTCACGCTCGCGATGGTCGTCAGGTCGCCCGGTTTCATGCTCGTTCCCCCCGTCTAAGGCCTTGGGGGCGGGCCTGTTCGGCGCCGCCCCCGGTCTTCACTCACGCGTCGCGCTTGCCGTGCTTCTCGTCCCAGTACTCGTTCGCCTGAACGGCGAGGGTCGCCTGCGACGGGTTGCCCCGGAACTTGTACCCCCGATCGCCGAGGAACACCTTCAGGTCGGCGTGCGGCATGGCGTCGAAGTCGGGCCGCTCGGCCGGGTCGACGGGCGGGGTCGGGGCTTCACC